GGTGTCGTCTGCTGCGAACGCTGCGAGGTCAGTATCCGTCAACACCTTGCGGGCGTAACCAGAGTTTGTGACTTCGGCAGTCTCGGCCAACACTGTCGCCAGAGTGTCCAAGTCCCGCAGAGTACCATTAGTAGAACCGGCTTGCGCCACAACAATGACTAGCGCACTGTTTGCGGGGTCATTGGAATCCACGCGGTTGTAAAGTTCCGCCACGCGACCTTTGGCGATGTTAAAAACGAAGTCAGCCATCATTACTCTCCTTGTTGAGTTACTTCAATGCCACTAATTTTACCAGAGCCATCACGAACTATGCTGGCTGATTTTCTACCGCCGCCAATGTTAATCACTGGCGCTGTTGCCTGGGGTTGTTGCTGTTCTTTGTTTCTTTCGGATTCTTTGTCTTCAGAATCCGTTTGTTGCTTCATTGCCATGGCTTGCATTTCAAACGCTTGCTTCTCACGCATTCCCTGCAGTTCCAGCATTTGTTTCTGCTGTGCGAAGTCCAACTCAAGAGCACGACGTTGTTGCTCGTATTGTAAGTCGGCAACAGCCTTTTCAGCGTCAAGTTGGGCAGTTTTTTCTTTCATTTGGTAGTCCAACTGCTTGGCTTGCATATCAAACTGCTTCCCCTGCTGTTCCATTTGGAACCGCGCCTGCTCCATTTTCATGTCTGCTTCCTGCTTAGCCTGCTCGGGGTCCGGTTTAGGGTTTTTCTGTGCTTGTTGGACTTCTTCGAGGGTCTGGTCGAGCACCCCTTCAAGATGTTTACTGCCTTTGTGACCCGCCGTAGCATATTTGAGCATCTCGACAAGCAGGGGAGCGGCTGCGGGTTCTGCTTTGATCATCGTAGCGGCAGATTGCAAGTAAGTGGCCATGCTGGTGACGAACTCGCTGCGCTCTTGCTTCTCTTGAGCGTAGTCGGCCATCTTCATGCTGTCAGCGTCAACATTGACGCGCCACAGGAATTCTTGGTCGTTCTTTATTAATTTGACGGCATCAGCCACCAACTGCGGGTTGATTCTGGATTCAGGAATATATTCTGCCGCAGACACTTTCAGGATCTGCTCGGGCGTGAAATGTTTGGCGATGATCTGCCCTTTAATGCGGAAGATCGCTGCAGCAAAGTTGGCAACCGAATCTTGAAGCTGTTGGATGCGAATGCTTGCCATCTGCGCTTTGATCTGTTGCGCCCCGAGCGTTTCACTGGCCTTGGTGCTGCCTCGAGCAATGTCGCTGATGCCGGTCAGTTCGTAAATTTGGACTTTGATGTCTTCGCGGGCTGTGCGCAGCCGCTCCAAAGCGGATATGACTTGCTCCAGCGGCAACCAATCAATTTGGCCCTTGATGCCGCCTTTTTCCGCAAACATTGCCCAGTTATCAACGGGAATGAGGGTGTTATCGACACCTTCATTCATCATCCGTTGGACGCCTTCGCTTGAGCGATCGTAAACGCCAACCACTTTGACAGCGGCCACGAGCAGGGAAATGCGATTGTTTACGTCGTCCATTTCCGCGTACTGGTCCTGCAACATCACGTAATCCGGGCGGGGGATCAGTTTGCTGGTGCTGGACAGGGCGAACAGGGGGCGGGGGCAAGGTTCGAACGACTCAAGTTGCAACGGATCATCGCGTGAGTCGAGCAATTCAGGGTGCGACTTGGATAGCCAAATCACTGACTTGGTCTGGCGGTCCCAGATTTCGTAAACGATGGCCTTCTGAAGGATGTCGTTTTCCACGCCGCCTTCATCTTTTTTCGGGCTGTAGTCGAGTTTAACGACTCTGCCGATTTCTTCACCGAAACGGGCGACCATTTTGTCGCGGTCCATATAAACACGGCGACCTACCCAACGACGTTCGGACCAAGTGCGACAGGGCGACCACAAAAAATCCTCCCAATGCACGTGCTCGACGATTGCCCGCTGGTCGACGATCTTTGGGATCGGGTTCCCCTCTTCGTCCATTTCATCGGACGGGGTGGTATCTGTTTCCAGGCGAACCCATGCTTGCCCGAGGCCGGGGACCAAACGTTCTTCGATGCATTCGGTCATCACCTGCGAGAACAGGCAATCAGGAACGTTCAGGTCCTGGGTGATGGCGCGTTGCATGATGTTGGAAGCGACGCGGGCGATGTCGTCTTCCGGGTCTTTGAAGCGGCGGTCGACGTCAACTTCCGGGATTTTGGAGTATAGAGCCGATTGCAGGATGCCGACGTTGGCGGTGAAGATATTGAACTTGCGGTTGCCAGCGTCCAAAGCTTCACGCTCGTCGAGGTAACGCCTGTTGACTTTGCGCCCAGACTCGTGCCATTCTTCAAGCTCTTTTTCGGCTTGGCAAATCTCGTCTTTCCAGCGTTTGTATTTCTCTTCCGGGCTGGCGTTCGTCTTGGCGATTGAGGTTATAGTCACTGCGCTTCCCTTTTGTCAGGCATTCCTAGTATACCATACCGAATGGGTTTTGTCAAGTATTCTACAATCCGGCATCTTGCATCTGTTTTTGGAGGCGCAAAGGGCCGCTTTGCGAAGAATAGGTGTACTTTGGCGCGGGAGGCATGGCAGGGGCCAAATTGGATTGCGATATGGGCTGTCCTTGGCGTAACATTTGAACTTTAAGCTGTTGCTTCCATAACCTATTGTTTGTGCTTGAGTATTCGTTGTTTTCTGCTGCTGCCATGATGTTGACTCCCTAGCGGGTCGGTCAGGTAAATTCCAGACGCAAAAAAGCCAGCGGGTTAGGCTGGCTATGGTGTTACGTTTCACGCGGGCAAGATGCCCCTACCCCAATTCTAAAGAGTGTTTTGCGAATGTCAAGTGGTTTACATATAAAAATCCGCAGGATTTCTGCTATCCTCAACCCACCAGCCTGGCAAACCGCTTGCTGGCTGGAAAAACGTCTCATGTACTTCATAATGCTCTAGCCAAACAGTCCATTTGCAAACTCTTGTTTTCTTCCACGCGAAAACAAATCGCGATCTTTTTTCTCCGTTCTTAGGCATTTCTGCTTTCTTATTTTTCCACCTCACGCGCTTTTCCTCCGCAATCCCGCCACAGGGATGCCTGTGCGGGCCGAAACTTCTTCTAAGCTAAGGTTCATATCCGTGCGCTCCTTCTCGGCTGGTCTTCCCAGAGTTGGTTGAGGGTCATTTCTTGTATCGTGGGCCGTTTCAGGACCACGGCAGGTGCTGAAGATGTTTGGAGAGATGCCAGACGACGCCCGAGAAGGCTCAAAGTATCCACGCAGTCATCGACGCCACTTCCGAGAGCATTCGGAAACTGCAGAAGCTCATTGATGACGATATTCGTCCAGCTTTTCGAGGGGTCGAAATACATCAGACCACGTTTGAACATACCCCGGAGGGCTGCTGCGCGGGTTTCCTTGTCCTGTCCCCGCATCGGCATTGGTTTCCAGGGTACCGGAACATTGCTCGAACGGGCTTCAGTGGCCACAAGCTGCATGAAAACCTTCGAAGCGTTATCGTCGTCGATCAGCCACTCGGCTGGTTTATATGCTTGGCAAAACGCCACAAGGCTCGCGGCACTTGCATTGGGGTCCACACGTTTTCTGAATAGGTCCGCGACATGGCATTGACCCGTTTGCCGATGGTGGGCTACAATTGCGTGGACTGTGTAATCTCCCCGCCCGACCGACAGAGCCAAGTCCGTAAGTCCGTAGTACGTGTATTCATCGCCCAACGCTGGCGTAGGAGCAAACTTAATCTCGTCTGTGCTAACCCAGCTTCCCGTGTCTGCAGGCGGCTCTTGTTGGTAAAGGGTTTTCCATTTGAACTCGTCACGTTTAGCATCGGCAACCATTCCTTCTGTATACCATTCCGGCCACAGGCGATCGCCGGGTTCCCTTTGCAACGGGTCGTTTGCCCCAGCTTCCATCGGGAGTTTCAGGATGAACTGTCTTTTGGTGGGGTTTGCTTCGTTTCGGTCGATCAGGTAGCCCGCGAGGTCGTTCCGCGCCAGCCGCTGGCATATCAGAACCATTTTTGCCTGCGGTTTCAGGCGCGTGATGAAGTCCGTTTCGTACCACGCATGGACTTTTGCCAACTGCGTTATGCTTTGTGCTTGCTCGAAACCCGAAATCGGGTCGTCGATAATTGCCAGATCTGCCCGGAAGCCCAGAATACCGGAACCAACACCAGCGGCGTAAAGCGAGTCGCCCCGCGATGTTTCCCAGCGCCCCGATGACTTGGATTCGTCCGACAGTTTCATGTGCGGGAACACCGCCTGATATTCCTCGGAGTTTACGATTCCTCGGATTTTTCGTCCCCACTTTTCGGAAAGTTCGGTGGAGTAGGAGCAGGTGAGCACTTGCAGGGGCGTTGGTGATGTTCCCATTGCATAGGGGGGTAGGGCCACGGAAGTGTAGGTAGATTTTGCCGACCCGGGAGGGGCCAGAATAATGAGTTCGTCCCATTCATCTGCCAGTAACCTTTCGATGTATTCGCAAATCAGTTTGTGGTGCAGGGCGGGCATTACTTCCAGCTGGTACTCAGCGAACCCCGAAAGTTCGGTCCGCGCCTTTTTCCTTCGCAGCAATTCCTCGGCTGCTTTTGATGGGGTCAGTTTTTCGCCGTTACTGCTCACTTACTACCCTTCCCATCCCCTTTGCAGCGATTGCTTCGAGTTGCTCGTCCGACAGTTTGGTGATGTTTGTCACACTGATATCGACCACAGAACGTTGCGTTTTTGGCGCGATGTACTCGATCACTTTCATCGCTACTTCAGGATAAAACTTGCACGCCATGATTTCTTCGCCAGTGTTGGTGACGATAGGAACTGGTTCATCGCCGATCGCCATTGGGTACAGGCGCATCAGTTGGGCTTTCACCCAGCGCTCGTTCAAGTAATCGATGTTGTCCAGATCGTGTTGCACTTCCGCGATGGCTTTGGAAACATCGTTCTTTTGCAGATGTTTCTTGCCAGCCGCTGCGGTGATTCCCAGTTCGCCACAGGCGTCGCGCAGGGAATACGAGTTCTTTATGTAAGCGGCGACAAAAGCTTTTTCAGCGACTGCAAGCGTGGGCCAGAACGTGAGCTGTTGATCTTCGGCTGTTTTCGCCAGCGGTTGAGGGTTTTCCGTCAGTGTGGAATCCATATACTTTTCTCTCCAGCATGCGGGCACGTTCCAGGGGCAAAGCGGAAACGCGAAGTCGTAAGTCGAGCAGGAAACGCCGGACGTACAAAGCGTCGTCATCGTAACCTGCAGGAAGTGGCTCGTCGGCCAACATACACGGGACCATGTTCCTAGTATAGCACGACAGAGGCCGTTTGTCAAGTGCGACGTAACAGTGGAAAACGCGGGATCGAAGCCAAGAAACCGAAGCCCTAGGACCGAGGATAGTCGTCCCTTCTCGTAAAAGGTGGGGAGTTTGACGTTCGCGAGAAACCGGAAGGCCCGCTGACCAATAATGGGCCTGCCTTCGACCCAAGGGGGGGGGTCTTTTTCGGAAGTCAGCGAGCGCTTACTGAGGACCAAAGTTAGTGAACGCTTACACACGTTTGCGAGCGCTTACGCACGTTCCTCGTCCTTGGTCCTTGGTCGTTTCACGTGAAGCAAGCAGACCCCCCCTGCCGCAAAAGGTGTTCCTAGACCGCCGCCCCTCGTCGGGCGTCGGGCCGGGCCGGGGTCGTCGGACCGCGTCGCGGTACCGCGTCGGGCGGCGGCGGGCGGTCGTCGGGGGCCGGGCGACGGCAGTCCGGGGCCGGGGGCCGAGAGTTGGCACGTTGCTTGCTAAGGCAAAAACCGTGCTAAGTAAGCGGTCACTTACTCGGGAAACGCCGTCCAACGCGGTGACTTGACGGGCGGTACTTTCCTTGCGTTTGAGGGCGGTGGCCGGGGCGTCAGTACCAGCGAAAGACAGCGCCCAAGGGCAGTACCACGGAAGGCCGAGGAATGGCATCGTTTCGACTCGACACCAGTCATGCGCGAACCAAGGCAGCAGTGCCGACGAGGGGGACTCCCCCTCTCAGAACCCCCCATCGAATCGACCGGCGCTTCGGAACCCAAGAGGAGGAGTGGTACGCCGCCGAGACCGGACCCCACTATTCTTCTACACCGCCGGACCCCGGACGACCATCGACCCCCGGTGACGAACCGGGGCGTCTCCTCTCGCTATCCCGTCAGACGGGGCGTCTGGCACCATCCGAGTGTTTTCGGCTATTCCACTCGGGCCACTCGGGTCGAGGACGGACCCGAGGAGAGGTCGAGCAGCCTACACTCGATCCGGTAGTCCCCCGAGGTGCTGCCGCCTGTCCCATCTCAAGCGAGGAGAGTTAACCCGCTACCCGAGAGATTTCGGTAATCCCCTCGTCCCTCTGTTGTGTGGTGCTGGCGCAACGGCAACACTCAGCAATGCGAGGGGGATTGTGCCCTCTGTCGACCTGTGCTATAATAGAGGTGTTGGAGGGGCCAGCCTCTGACACCACCCCTTTCCTCTGGCCATGGAGAAACGAGATGACCAAGCAAGCAAACACCACCACCCCCCTGTTTTCTGAGGGCGACCGCGTCGAGGTGACGAACGACCGCACCGGCAATGAGCCGATGCCCGGCGAAATCGTCGAAGTGAAAAAAGGCTGGTTCCGCGTCGTGTTGGACGAGGAATTCGAAGATGACAACGGGAAGCTGATCACCGAGATCAGCGCCCGCGAAAGCAGCCTGTCGGCCCTGCTGGACGAGGAATCCGAGGAAGGCGATGACCTGCCTGAGGAAGGCGATGAGGAGGGCGACGAGGAAACCGCCCACAGCAAGATGGCCGAGGCCCTGCGGAAAGCCCGCCAGCACTACACGAAGGCCCTGCGGCCTGACGGCACCCCGACAGCCCACTGCGGTGACCTGATCGCCAAAGTGCTGCTCGAATCGGATCCACTGGAGGTCTGCAGCTTTGCTGATTCGATCTGCGAGGAAGCGCCCGGCCACCACGCCCAACGGTACGCGGCCCTGAACAACGGCCAGAAGCGGATGAACAGCGGCAACAAGATCCGCGCTGCCTGGAGGAAGGCGCTGGAGCTGGGCGACAACACGACGATGGCCCTGATCGCCGGGGTCCTGGGAATCGACACCGAGGAAGACACCGAGGAAGACCCCGAGTCCAGCGATTCCGATTTCGAAGGCAACCACGGCGTCTGACCAAACACCGGCCCCTCCGGGGGCTGGTTCCACGTGAAACGAGAGTAAGGAGAACCGAGATGAACCAAGCAACGCACGAAACCGAACAACCGATCGACCTGAAAAGCAACCCGGAAGCCAGCGCAATCGAGCAGGAAAACACGGAAATGAGCTGGCTCACGGAGCGCTGGGAAATGTGCGATAGGCACAACACGCGCATGCGTTGGAACGAGATGGCCAACTATTGCCACATCGCCGCCATGGCGGTTTGGGAACTGAGCCCTGGCCAACGCCGCGATTACTTGGCCCTGTCGTCACTGGCCGATGGCCGCAGCCAACTTTGCGACGATTGGAGCTAACATGAACAACAAACGATTGACCGAAATCACCACCCGCGCTGCTCGCTGCAATCTGGCGGTAGAAACCAACAGGCCCGGCGACGGAGTGCGTCGCTATTTCTTCGTGCTGGAAAACGGCCACCCCATGGGCGGCAGCTTGCAACTGGCTGGTCCGCTGTTGGGTGCCGAGGCCGCGTCACTCTGGCTGCAAGGGTTTGAGTGCCGACACCGCCACGCAAAAGGAGCTTGACCCGTGACCGAAATCCTGCTTGCCCTGCTCGTCATCGCCCTGTTGCCGCTTTTGCTCGCTGTCCTTGGGGCGACCGGCGCAGGGGCGATCTGGGCAGTGTTCCATGGCCTCAGGGCTGTCGTCCTCGTGCTTTTGGTCGTCGGTCTGCCCGTCGGCCTGATGACCACATTCGACAGCCCCGCCCTGCAACTCGCGGCCCTGTTTGCCGGGTTCTGGGCAGCGGGCAAAGTGTGGGCCACTATCGACCCGTCCATTGAAGGAGAAAACGAATGACCATTCGACCCACTGGCCCTCAGCCACAGCACCCACAAGCAAAGATCGCCATTTTTCTGGCCTACTTGTTCGACACAGCACACCCCGATTTGATTACCACAGTGATGAACAAGACGCGCTGCCCCCGTCACCTGTACGTCCTCGCCACCCAACTGATGAAAGGCCACAAATGAGACTCGTCGACAAGAAAACCGGAAACCCGATCAGCACAGGCGACACCGTCCTGATTGCTGGCATGCCCCACACGCTCGTCTATTGGATAAAGCCGATCGGCCCATGGCACCCCGGCACTATCGGTGTCCGCCAGCAAGACGACCCGTACAAGAACATGAACACCAAAGCGACCTGCAGCCGCGAGTATAGCCCCCGTCTGATTGGTGCCGAGTGGACCGATGGCCCCGAGCAAATGAGTCTTTTCTCTTGACCCCGATGCCAGCCCATGGTACGATACGGGCTGGCATCCCCGCCACAGATAAGGAAAACGTCATGAAATACGAAGAACTGGACGAAGGGCAGCGAGCGCTGATCGCGTCGAGCGCCACGCAGCTGATTTCATTCGCCAAGAAAATCCGCCCCGATCTCGCTGCCGCAATCGGTGTTAACAAAAACGAACTGTACCAAGAACTGTACCAAGATCTGGTCGACCGGGCTGTGTCGATTACTCTCGACGCCGACGACACCGACTGGACCATCCTGTCGGCCCTGGACCCCAAGCTACTGTACGATGTTTACCTGGAGTTGCGGGAGTCAGAGGGCACAGTTACTGAGCACGATTACGTGAGACGCAGCTTGATGTCCCAGCATTTCAGCAACGAGCTGGAGTGGCTGAAACACCAAACGCGCCTTGCCGAGGACCGCGCCAAGGGCGGTTCTCCCGGCATGAAAGTCTGCAGCCAGTGCGGAAGCCTTCGCTTCCTGTCGTCATTCCGCGCCAAGGGCGGTGCCGTGTGCTCGTCCTGCAGGGGCAAGAATTACCGCAAAAACGTTAAACAACGCAAAGAGGAGGAAGCACAATGAAAGCAACCGTAAGCAGTCTGGACAGCGGCACTGGCGAATACGAAAGTCTGCAGTTGGATGTCGAGTCGTTCACTGCGGTGGCACTGGCAAGGGCGGTCGACAAATACATCGCTGACTGCGCCGGGTCCATGTCCCCCGAGTACGGGTCGCACAAAGTGGAATCGTGGATTCCGGTGAAAGGAAGGCCGGGAGAAGCGGCTTTCATACTGTCGGCCTACGACCCGTATTTTGGGCCAATCGTGATCGCTGGTATCGTTTTCGCGCTGGAAGAATAGCTGTTTCACTTGACAGCCCCACGTGCGCGTGATATACTCGGGGTTCTGGGGCGCACGGTCCCGGACCCCACTTTTAATATTAGGAGAATTTGAAATGACTGAAGTAATTGTACACCCCGAGAAAACGTCCATCCGCCCCAAAGTCGAAGGCATGGTCAAGACCAAAAGCGGCAGTTTCCACAAGGATGACTTCCTTGGCAACGCACTGGCTGGCGTGACCGTCGAGCAAGTCAAGCTGATCGCCACCGAAATGGGAATCGACACCGGCAAGTACGACCACCTGAACCCCGGCCAGCAACGCATGAACATTGGCAACCGTCTGCGCGCTCTGACGACCCACAAGGAAGGCGAGAGCGAAGAGAAGATGGCTGAAATCGATGCCAATCGTGATCTGCTGACCAACATGGCCGATGGCTTCGCTGAAACCAACGCAGCCACCAAAGCTGCCGATACCGCCGCCAAGGAAGAGGCCAAAGCTGCCGCTGCTGC